AAATTAGAAGAATTCTTTCCCTGCCCGAAGCCTCTGTTGTCAACCACCACCAATGGGAGCCTCATTCCCGTGCCGGATTATTGTGAATATGAGGATCAGGCGCTTGAATTAGACAGCATTACCAACAGAATTTCAATGTTGGTCAAAGCCGTAAAGGCTGTTGGTGTATTCAACGCTGAATACAAGGAATTGGGGCGGTTATTCACAGAGGGCATTGACAATAAGATGTTCCCTGTGGTTAGTTGGGCCGCGCTAAGTGAAAAAGGCGGCTTAAAAGGCGCAATTGACATGATGGACCTGACAACGGTCCTCACTGCGCTTAATCAGTTGTATCAGGCTCGTGAATCAGTTAAGCAGACGATCTACGAGATTTGCGGCATTAGTGACATTTTGAGGGGCACAAGCAGCGCCGAGGAGACGCTGGGAGCGCAGCAAATCAAAGCTCAGTTTGGCAGTTTGCGTCTAAAGAGCAGCCAATCAGAGGTTGCGCGATTTGCAAGTGACCTGTTTCGGATTAAGGCGCAGATTATCTGCCAGTTCTACCCGGAACAGCTAATAGTTGAGATGTCCGGCATTATGAACACGCCGGAGGGTCAAGACCAGCAAAGTGTCATGGCGGCATTGCAATTGTTGAAGAACAGTACAATGCGCGACTTCCATATATCGGTGGAGTCGGACAGTCTGGCGCAGATTGATGAGTTGTCAGAGCGGCAAGGTGCACAGGAGGCGATTGTTGCCATTTCCAGTTTCTTGCAGCAGGCCGTGCCTATGGTAGCGCAGGCACCTGAGACGCTGCCAATGGTTAGCGAGATGCTGTTATTCCTGGTGCGCCGGTTTAGGGCTGGCCGAGGCTTGGAATCGGCGATTGAACGTGCCATGCAGGCATTGTCGGATAAGGCAGAGCAAGCAAAGCAAAACCCGCAGCCAGAACCCAAGCAGCAAATAGCTCAGATGGAAGCACAGGCGAAACAAGCGGAACTCCAGCTTAAAGGCCAGATTGAGCAGCAAAAGATCCAGTCGGACATGGAGATTGAGAAGATGCGGCTCCAGCAACAACAAATCGTTGCGGACAACCAGGCAAAGCTGCAAATGGCCATGGCTGGTCAGGAAGAGCAGCTCGAACGCTGGAAAGCCGATCTGGAGGCAAGAACAAAGATAATGGTGGCTGAGATTGCTGCTAAGGCTCTAATGGATCGCACGGCGCAGGAAACTGATAGAACCAACATGAAAATGATGCTTGAAAGCCAGAATAAGGTTATCGCGTGATTCATAGATACATTTGGGACACCAAAGAGAACAAGATGGTAGAAATTGGTCAAAACCCGATTGAAGAACACCATTATGTTCAACCTGATTTGGAGCCGTTCAAAAACGTTGACAATGCGGTAATCACAAGCAGGGCCAATTGGCGAGAGCATTTAATTAAGACTGAGTGCGTTGAGATGGGCCACTCCGACATGAAAGTGGCGCAAGAGAAGTGGAACAAGCGGCAAGCTGACCATAGAGAACGAGTGGACAAGGGAAAAAGTTTTATTAGTGAACATCATCAGCCGGCTGAAGCGCGAGAGTATAAACGCACAAATCTAAGCGCAGAAATGGCGAACAAACTAGACAACCGCCCCCAACCTGGGCGCATTGAAATGATTAAATTGACTTTGCAGACGATGAAAGAGATGAAAAACCGTGGAAGATGAATTGAACCTTTCTCCCGATGCTCCACAAGAGCAACCGGCAGAGCCTGTAGCCTCTGCACCGGAACCGGTTCTTGATAGACGTGAAGTAATTCGGCAGGCAATTCAAAATCCTGAAAATAATCGTGGAAAGCACGCAGCGTTCCAGCCCCGCAATGGCGGCAAGTTTGCAGGTGCTCCGCAATTTCCCGTACCAAATGCTCCCGTTAGGCCCAATATGCCTAACTCCTGGAAAGCCGAGTGGAAGACAAATCTACAGCCGCATTGGGAATCAGCGGCGCCTGAGCTGCTAAATGCAATTCACGAGCGTGAAGCGGATCAAGCCAGAGGTTTTAACCAATTCAGGACACAGGCCCAGGAGGGTATGGAAGTCCTTGATATACTAAAACCGTATCAGGGCATGATGCAGAGTGAAGGTGCGACTGCTAAAGCTACCATCACAACGCTCATGAATACAGCGGCTGTATTGCGAACAGGAACTCCCTTGCAAAAGGCGCAGGCTGTCGCTCAAGTTTTGCAGGAGTATCGAATACCCTTGCAGCATGTTTACGAGTTAACGAATGGACAGGCTGCTCCACAAGCGCAACCCAATATTCAGAACTCCCAGTACGGAGATTTAGAAAAAAAAGTGCAGCAATTAATGATGCACATGAACGAATCTAAATCACAGCAGCAACAATTTGTAGAAAACCGAGCATTATCGGTAATAGAAGAATTTTCAGCAGACCAGGCCCATCCGCACTTTGAGGCGGTACAAGATCGGATGCTGATGTTGTTAGAGTCACCTAACATTTTAGGTGACATTAGCAACATGAATGAACGCGAGAAACTGCAAGTTGCTTACGATACAGCAATCAAACTTGATACTACAATTTCAAGGCAGATTATGGCACAACAACAAGCCAAGGTCCAAGCGAAGCAGGGATTAAAAACCGCAAAGTTGGCAGCAGTTCAGGTGAACGGTGCACCGGGATCTTCAGCAGCTCCAATCTTTGATATTAACAACCGTAGAGCCGTAATCGCTAATGCGTTACGGAGAGCACAACATTAAACAGGAGAATAGAAAATGGCTTTCGCTAATGCAAATTACAGCGATGTTTTAACCACTACTATTGAAAGTCGTACAGGTGCAATTGCGGACAACGTCACAAAGAACAACGCTTTGTTGACGCGCCTTCGTGAACGCGGCAAGTATCGGCCTATTAGTGGTGGTTCGACCATCCTGCAAGAACTTTCGTATCAGGCAAACAACACCGCTATGTACTACTCTGGCGCTGAAGTTCTAAATATCAGCCCCTCGGACGTACTTTCTTCAGCGCAGTACCCGATTAAACAAGCTGCGGTTGCCGTCACAATTAATGGATTGGAAATGTTGCAGAACTCAGGTGAAGAGCAGATTATTGATCTGTTTGACGCACGTCTCGACGTTGCTGAGGCTTCCATTGAGAACTTGATTGCAACGGGCGTGTACTCTGACGGTACCGGCTCGAATGGTAAGCAGATCACTGGCCTTCAGGCTATGGTTGTAGCTTCCCCCTCGACAGGTGTTGTTGGCGGCATTGATCGTGCGACGTGGAGCTTCTGGAGAAACCAGACGTTTGACTTTTCTAGCGATCTAGGAGTCTCTGCGTCTGCGTCCAACATCCAGACTGGCTTTAATCAGTTGTATGCAAAGACGAGCCGCAGCTCTGACGTGGTAGACCTTATTCTTTTGGATAACAATTTTTGGGGCTTCTTTATGAGTAGCATCCAGAATATCCAACGGTTTAATGGTTCTAGCAAAATGGCTGACTTAGGTTTTGTGGCTTCTAAGTACATGAATGCTGATGTAGTTTTGGACGGTGGTATTGGCGGCAACATCCCGACAAATACCGGCTACTTCCTGAACTCTAAGTATCTTTTCTTTCGGCCTCATACTGATCGTAACTTTGTTCCGATTGGCGACGAGCGCATGAGCACTAACCAGGATGCTATTGTTCGGCTTATTGGATGGGCTGGCAATATGACTGCCTCTGGTTTGCAATTCCAAGGCATCATGAGCGAATAGGAGAATATTAGACATGGCTGACCAAACTACTAATAATTACGTTACCGACGGTAAGATTGGCGTTGATTTAACGGCTACTTATGCCTCTACCTCAGCGGGATCTACCTCTCTATTCCCTGCTACTCCTAACGAAAATGTATCGTCCAATAACAACGGACGTTTTATTTTTGCTAAAGCTGCATCGGAAGTTGCTCAATTTGATTGTGTGATTTTTTCGACTTATGAGAATTCGGCTTCTACTACAGCGCCGATTGCTCAGGCCGTACCTATCACTACAACCAACGCCAATGCTCTAGGTAGTGGCGGAGCCACTATCGGGTTTGCTCAATCTTCTGTGACATCCGGGTATTACGGATGGTTCATGTTGAACGGCACTCCTCGTGTTAGCTTGTTGATCGGTTGCCAACCTAAATCCATGCTTTACACGACTGCAACCGCTGGTAAGCTGGACGACACTACCGTGTCTGGATGCCTGATTGGTGGCTTGGTGGCCAATACTTCGGCTACCAGCGCCTCAGCAGTTTTCTGCATGGCTAACAACGCGCACATTCAAGCTAGTAACGGCTAATCATTAAGACGTTGCTTAAAACCACTCACGGCAGGGAAACCTGCCGTGGGTGGTTTTGTTAAGGAAATATGGATTTTTTACCTTTAAAAGTTACAGGAACTTGTGTCGCAGATGATGAAACGCTGTTCGCTAATATGGAAAAGGCTATTCTTTGGGATTATCCTGAAGTTCTTAAACCTGGCCCTATCAGAAGCACTCCAATTGCGCTAATTGGATCTGGGCCTAGCATAGCTGGCCAGTTAGGCCTGATTAAGAAGATAAAGGCCGCTGGGACGCCTATTGTAGCTATTAAGGATTCACACGACTGGTTGATTGAAAATGGAGTAATCCCTGACTACGCTTTGGCAATTGACCCACAAGCGCATCGTTGGAACTGCTTCAAACTGAAACATCCAGATGTTAAGTATATGATCGCCAGCCAGTGTCATCCCAACATGTTCGATCATTTGGCAGGGATGGATATCACAATATGGCATCCGTACATTACTAAAGGCCAAAAGCGGCCTTTAAACAAGATGGTCATTGGTGGCGGCACCACAAGCGGTTTACGGGCAATTTCTTTGTTTTACGTACTGGGATGGCGACACATGGCCCTTTTTGGGTTTGACTCCTGCATGGATGGAAAGATGCTGCGCGTAAACGGAGATGGGGCTAAAGAATCGGAAATCGTCAGTGAAGTACGGATAGATCCAAATGGCGAGACGTTTTACTGCACTTCGGCAATGGCTCTTCAAGCCGAGCATTTCCAGACTTACTATGACTTCCTGCCTGACATCCAGTTTTATGCGTTTGGCAAAGGTTTGATTCAAGCCATTATCAATCTAAGGGAAGAAAATACAAAACAACTGCTACAGATCCAGTCTATGCCCAAAAATCCTAATAAGCGTGTCTCTTTTATTCATTCAGGTGACAAGGATTCAGCAAGTTGGCGTTATCGGGCAAACATCCCTTCGCGTGAGATGGGGTTATCTATGAATGACATTGATGCCGACACACTAATATTCAGCAAACCTCAAGCGTATGAGCTAATGGAAATGGCTAAAGCCAAAACTCGCGGAGCAAAAATCATTGTGGAATTCTGCGACGATCACTTCACCTGGCCGCACTATATCGAAGCCCTTGCCCTAGCCGATCACGTTACCTGCCCAACGCCGGAGATGGCAAGAATAATCAAAACACATGGCCGGGAGGCTACCGTCGTTCCAGACCCCTACGAGTACCCCCAGGAGGCTCCACACTGCGCCGGTACAAACCTGCTGTGGTACGGGCACAAATCTAACCTCAAGAGCCTGGAGCGCGTTTATGAAGGCTTAATTGAGTATCCAATACGAATTGTCAGCAACTCCTCGCAATCGATCCCCTGGTCATATAAAACAATGCTCCAGGAGTTCAAAAGGGCTGATATTGTGATTATCCCGGCCACGCAGCCTTATAAAAGCGCAAATAGGGCAGTTGAGGCTATTAGACAAGGGTGTTTTGTTGTGGCGGAGCCGCATCCAGCGGTCATGGAAATTCCAGGAATTTGGATTGGTGACATAAAAGAAGGTGTCGAATGGACAAGCAAGAACCTCAAGGAAGCAAGAACCGCAACTTTCAAGGCTCAGAAATACGTAATGGACAAATATTCGCCGCAAACGTGCACAAGCATGTGGAAGACAGTTATGGAATTGCCTACAACTTAGGTTGCGGCCATAAGAAATGGGAGAACTGGATCAATGTAGACCTGCATTCTGATATTTCCGACCTCAAATGTGACTTACGGAAGCTCGATGTGGAGTCAGATACAGCAGATGCTGTGGCTGCGATCCACGTTTTGGAGCACTTCTATCAGTGGGAGGCGCATGCCCTGCTCTCAGAATGGAAGCGCATCCTGAAGCCAGGAGGCAAGATGATTTTGGAGCTGCCTTGCCTCGACAAGATTTTTTCTTACATTGCGGATGCTGTCGCCAATTCAGTCAAAATTCACCCATTTATGACAACACTTGCAATTTTTGGCGATCCCAAGCATAACGCCGAGGCCATGTGTCACAAGTGGGGTTATTTTACTGAATCCCTAGTGGATCTGCTGGGAGAGGTCGGAATGAAGGAAATCGAGGTTTGCGTTCCACGCTACCACTTTCCATTCCGGGATATGCGGATTGAATGCAAGAAATAGCAGGTGTTTTATCAGATGAAAAACGCTATGAGCAGATGGCTATTGCTATCAAAAAAATACCTCTTATGCCCAAAAGGCTTAATTTTACAGACAATCGCGTAAGCATTGTTTGTTATGGGCCTAGCCTCAAATATACCTGGCCCCAGATTCGCGGCAAAGTAATTAGCGTGTCTGGAGCGCACGACTTTTTGGTTGACAAAGGCATTTGCCCTACTTGGCATGTGGATTGTGACCCAAGGCAGCACAAGGTCAGCATGCTGAACAGCCCCACGGTTACCACAAAATACCTGATGGCTTCAGTCTGTCATCCAGACTGGTGGGAAAAGCTCCTGAACCACGATGTCCACTTATGGCATTTAATAAACGGGAATGACTTTCAAACGCTGCGATGGCTCCACGCCCACCAGCCTAGAGGCGTTTATCGTGCACTGGGAGGAGGATCTACGGTAGGGCAAAGGGCTATGAATGTAGCCTCCATGCTGGGATACCGGAAATTTGACATGTACGGGATGGATTTGTGCCTGGATGGGAAAGATCATCACGCCGGGCCGCATCCAAACAATAAGCAAATTAAGGTTAAGGTTAAGGTGGCCGGCAAAGTCTTTGAAACTACACCTCAAATGGTGCAGGCCGCACTTGAACTAAAGACATTTCTCCGTAAAACCGACGTAGACGTTGTGTTTCATGGGGATGGATTGATTCAGCGTATGGCTGAACTTATAAAGGAGAAAACATGAATGTAGAAAATGCTAGTTGGACTGATGCTACAGGAAATCCAGTAATAGCGGGAACACTTGTAGTTTTTTTTCGGTCATGCCAGAAGAAAAACAACTTCAAATCAAATAAGGAAGGTCGTCCTGTATTTGACGAAAAGATATTTATAACAAAACTCATTCCTGGGGATTCGACGTTTAACGTGGATCGTGAAATGCGGGAGCAGGATAAGGAAGATTACCCTCTGCAATGGGCGCGTTGGAAGGAAAAGCAGGAAAACATCATTCCAGGCACTCCGGTTGAGTTTTGGCCGGGGATTACTCAAAATCAAATAGCCGTCATGAAGGCACTTAATATTTCAACTATTGAACAGTTTGCAAACCTTCCTGACTCTAACGCTACAAAGATTATGGGATTTAACGACCTTCGCAACCAGGCTCTTAAATTGAGCGCGGTTGCAAAAGGTGAGTTGTTTATAGAGAAAATCAATGCTGAAACTGATGCTAAACTGTTAATGCAGGAAGCAGAAATCGAACGGCTTCGTGTGCAGATCATGGAATTAGGCGAACCTAAAAAACGCGGCAGGCCCAAAAAGGAAGTAGCTGTGGCTGTCCCTACGGAGGAAATCGCCACATAATGAGGTAATCATGGGTTATACGCTACTGGAACTAGTAGATCAAGTATCTGGTGAGTTGGGCCTTTCGCAACCACCCATTGTTATTGGCAGTGCCAATAACCAGACTATTCAGTTCCTCGCGTTGGCCCAAAGGCTGGGCAAGGATCTTGTCCGCGATTTTGAATGGCAGCGCCTTGTCCAAGCGTATGTATTCAGCACAAGTACTGCGGTGACCACGGAAGGCAACGTGGTTGCCGCCAGTACGGTGTTGTCAAATATCACGAGCACGACTGGAATTGCAGTCGGAACTGTCATTACTGGAGACGGCATTGCGCCTTATGCTCAAGTGGCAAGCGTAGACTCTGGTTCGCAGATCACGATGGACACTCCCGCCACAACCAGCGAAACGGGCGCTACTCTCACCTTTGCAACTCAGGACTATGCGCTGCCTGCTGGGTTTGACCACATGGTTTCGGACACAAACTGGGACCGCACTAACCATTGGAAAAATAGCGGCACAATAACCAGTCAAGAGTGGCAGTTTATACAGGGAGGGGTCATTTCCGTTGGCCCTCGTGAGCGATACCGAATCTACAATAACAAGCTTCGCATCTTCTCTGCAATTACTACTCCCTACAATTTCGCTTATGAGTATGTCAGCAAGTACTGGGTTATTCCGACGGGTTATTCCGTAGGTATGCAGGAAACCTTCCAAGCTGACACCGACACCTCCATCTTCCCGGATGACCTTATGATGGCTGGGCTTAAGCTATATTTCCTAAAAGCCAAAAAACTGGACTACGCTGTTGAACTGATGGAATTTACGCGATCACTGTCTTACTGTAAAGCCTCGGATGTGCCCGTTTCTGCTAAATCTTTGTCTCCATTCCCCATGAATCAGCTAGTAGGACCATGGAGTATTCAAGATGGCAACTGGCCTACAAGTTAATCTATGCTTAGATCCTTTGCAAGTGCAGCGCAACAACGATCTCAAAAGGTTACAACAGTTACCGTAGCAGCCCCTACAGGGGGGTGGAATGCGCGTGATGCACTAGGAGCCATGGACCCGCAGGATGCCGTAACGCTTCAGAACTGGTGGCCCGGAACAAATAGCGTGCTGTTGCGTAATGGCTATACAGAGCACGCAACAGGATTACCAGGACAGGTAGACACTTTGATGGTCTACTCTGGCGCAAACACGGAGATGTACGCCGTGTCCGGTGGCTCGATTTATGACGTGACCACTGCCGGGGCGGTAGGAGCTGCTGTCGTATCTGGCTTATCCAATTCCCGCTGGCAGTATACAAACATAAGTACCAGTGCAGGCACATACATTGTTGCCGTTAACGGAACAGATCCAGCGCAGTTTTATAACGGGTCAACCTGGGAGGTTGAAGGGAGCGGCGCTCCCTATGACTGGACAGGGGTTAACAGCGCGGATTGCAACAATATCCTGCTTTTCAAGACACGTATTTGGGTTGTAGTGAATGACAGCCTGGAAGTATTCTATGCTCCTGTGAACTCGATTGGCGGTGCTTTCAACAGCTTGCAGATGAAGGGCGTTATGCAGAAGGGCGGTTATATTGTTGCCGCCATGAACTGGACGCTGGACGCAGGCTATGGAATGGACGATTACATAGCTTTCATATCCAACAAGGGAGAGGTAGCTGTATGGCAGCTTACGGACCCAACAACGGTTTCCGGCATCTCCCTGATTGGTGTATACACGCTTGGTGCTCCAGTCGGGAAACGCTGCTTCCTTAAGTATGGCGGCGACTTGCTTATCATCACGCAGGACGGCGTAGTGCCTATGAGTGGCGCATTGCAGTCTTCCCGCCTTGATCCTCGCGTCTCAATAACAAATAAGATCCAGTTTGCTATGAGTCAAGCCACGTCTAATTATTCCGACAATTTTGGCTGGCAATTGCTTTATTTCCCCAAAGAAAGCCAACTGTATCTCAATGTCCCGATCAATGAAGGCAGCTCACAACAGCAATACGTTCAAAACAACATCACAAAGTCCTGGTGCAATTTCATTGGTTGGAACGCAAACTGCTGGGAGATCCTTAACGATCACCCTTATTTTGGAGCAAACACTACAGTTAACAAGGCGTGGGAAGGCCAATCAGATAACAACGAATTAATTGAAGCATTTGGTTTGCAGAGCTTTCAGACATACGGAGACATAAGCCAAAAACAATGCAAAATGATTCGCTACCACTTCCTAACCGTAGGTTTCCCAAATTCCTATGGAAACGTCAATGTTGATTACAACCTGTCAGATACCACGGCCCAACTTTCCCCAACAGGCTTTTCTTCCGGCATTTGGGGGACTAGTACGTGGGACGACGCTTTTTGGGGATTTGGACTACAGGCAATAGCTGTGTGGCAAACGGCAAGCTATATCGGTTATACGTTTGCTCCAATTTTGAAGGTTGCAACAATAGGCTCAGAAATTCAGTGGGTTGCCTCCGATCTTGTATTTGAGGTTGGCGGTGTCTTATAAAATCGTTTATAGCCATGACGTTGGGCATTGGGTAGCCAGTAAGACGAATGGTATGTATAGCGAAGACCAGTCTACTGCTATTGGACTGGAGCGGGATGGATCAGTTGTGGCAGGGGTTATATATGAAAACTGGAATGGCAAAAGTGTAGTTTGCCACATTGCTGTTTCAGCCAGAATTACCAGGCAATATCTGGCTTGTATATTTGAATATGCCTTTAATGTGTTAAATGTCTGGAAGATCATAGCTCCTGTTTATAGCGACAACACCCAAGCCAGAAAGTTAGTTGCTAACATGGGCTTTTCTGATGAATGTGTAATACAGGATGCCAGTCCTAATGGGGACATTGTATGCTGCACTATGACAAAGAAAAACTGTAAGTTCTTAGGAGCAAGATATGGGAAAATCCGTTAAAGCACCACCAGCGCCCAATTTTCAGCAGGCAGCAATAGATCAAACTCAAGTTAACAAAGATATGGCGTTGTATAACGCCAAACTTGGAAACGCTAATTATATTGATCCAACGTATACGCAATCAATATATTTTGGCTCTGTGGATAATCCAACTCCTAGCATAACAACCAAGTATTCAGACACCCCCATTGGGGTAAATTCTGCGCAAGCTGCCGCTTATCAAGCAGAAACAGAAAAAAAATTAGCTCAAGTAGCCAGTCAAGCCATAACTAGGGGGGATCAAACACTAGAGAAAAACTTTGTTCCTAAAGATTATGGCGTAGATAAAGTAGGCACTTCCGTAGACCCTCTCGCGTCCTCTGTAAGTGCCGGAACATTCACACCAGGCATTCAGGAGGGAGGCGCTCCTTACTCAGGCATTGCGATGCCTAGCCCTCCTTCAGCGATTCAAAATTTTGCGAGTAGCTATAAGCCCAACTCTCAATTAACCAACTCAATCTCTGATACCACCAGTTCCATCCAGCGAGGCCCTTCTGGCTACGAGTATGGATCGGCGCAAGGTGGGCCGACGTTAGCGAGTTTGCGGAATTCGCTGGATGAATCCAAAATTGCCAAAATGCCAGTGGATTCAGGAACTACTGGACAGCAAGCCATTATGTCTCGCTTGCAGCCTCAGATTGATAGACAAAGAAAAAGTCTCGAAACGCAGCTCATCAACCAAGGCTTGCGCCCTGGGGATCAAGCCTATACCGCAGCCATTAATCTCCAAGGGCAGCAGGAAAATGACGCTTTACAGCAAGCGGCATTGCAGGGCATCTCTTTAGACACGGCTGCTAATCAGCAAGGTTTTGGACAAGCTCAGGCACGGGCAAGCCTTCAGAACGAAGCAGCCCTGTCCGGGTATGGCGCTGGGGTCACTGGAACAGGACTTGCAAATCAGGCCATTGCTCAAAACTTTTCACAGGGTTCCCAAGCGCAACAGCAACAGAATGCTGCACAACAGCAAGCATTCCAGCAGCGCATTCAATCGGGGGAATTCGGCAATCAGGCACAACTGGCTTCATTTGGCATGGGGCTTCAAAGCCAAGATCAGCAGAATCAAGCAGCAGCAGTAAACCAGCAAATGCTTAACGCACAAACCGAATTGCAGGCGCAGTTACGTTCCCAAGGATTTTCTGAGGCGCAGGCAAGTCAGGCCGCGAAGAATACAGCCATGCAGCAGAATTACGCTAACCAGCAAACCCAGCAACAAAGTAAAAACCAGGCAGTAGCGCAGCAGTTTAATCAGAATTTGCAGGCTAGCCAATTCTGGAATGCCGCTCAACAACAGGCGATGTCTCAAGCAATTCAACAGAGACAACTTCCGTTAAATGAGATAACGGCCTTGATGTCCGGCCAACAGATCCAGAATCCATCTTACCAGGCATATCAGGGAGCTTCTGCCCAGCCCGGCGACATTCAAGCTGCGACAGGAGCGCAGGCAGGCTGGGACCAGAATATTTATAACCAGCAGGTTGCACAGAGGAACGCCATGATTGGAGCCATTGGTGGACTTGCTGGTGCGGCTGCTAGTCCGATAACCGGTGGCTTAATGAATAAATTCGTCAAATAAAAGGCTCCAATCACATAATCTGGCAGCTAATATGAGCACAAACTTTATCACCCCAAACGAATTAAAGCAGCAGCAAGAAAAAATAGCTCGGCGCAAACGAATGGCTGAATTGATTCGCGCCTCTGCTGCGACTCCTATTGAATCTCCTGGTGTGGCCGGAGCTAAAACTTCGCCGTGGCAGGTGTTGATAAAAGCTCTGCAAGGCGGTATTGGCGGCTACGAGGAAAACCGAGCAAACAAAGAAGAAGCAGCGTTGATTGCACGGCAGGATGCGTCTGAACAAAACGCCAACGAACAGTTTGCCGCTGACCAGTATCAATATGGCCAGCAAAGAAAACTGCCTGAAAGGCCACCAGATTATATTACGCCAACTGAAACCTTTGCTGTTCCTGATAGTCTTACGCCGCATCAGGCACCTGAAATGCTTCCAGGGACTGACAAGGCCCAGTATTTGGCATCGAATGCGCCTACGGTTACGTCTCAAATCCCTGAACAGGTTCCAGGAAGAGAGATGCCACCGCCTCCTCCTCCAATGCAATACGGTCCTCCAAGTGAACAACAAGCTGCGGAGTTCCAGGCCAAGTATTTGGCTGCGAATGCGCCTACGGTTACGTCTCAAATCCCTGAACAGGTTCCAGGAAGAGAGATGCCACCGCTAGGCAAACGCCCCGCCCCGCGTCCTTTTGTGGTTCCCGATCCGGCGTCTAGGGCGGCGAGTGAGATGGCTGCGAATGCGCCTACGGTTGAGCCTCAAATCCCTGAACAGGTTCCAGGAAGAGAGATTCCACCGCCTCCTCCAACTCCTCCAACCTATATCCAATCATTGGTAGCCGCGCTAGGCCAAAACAAAAAAAGCAATGAGTACGTCGATCAACGCAGGTTAGCACTTGCAAATGTTCTTAATTCCAAAGATCCAAATAAGATTAAATTCGTGCTTGACCAAATGGGAAGTCGAGAACAATTTGAACAACAGCGTCAGTTGGAGTCTGACAAGGCTGGTTATGGCCTGACAGCCGATGAACTTAAGTTTAACCGGGATGTGCAGATGGCTAAAGATAAGGGTGATGACGAATTAGCCCGTTATTTGCTTAAAAATAAAGATGACATTTTAGCCGCTAAAACGCAGGTTGAAGCAAACAGAGCAGCCGCTTCAGAGCTGGCTAAAGTACATGAACAAGCCGCTTCAGAGCTGGCTAAAGTAAATGAAAGAGCCGCAACCGCTTTAGCTAAAGCACAAATGCAGAGAGGTATAACTCAAATTGACGCAAACAAAGCCGCCGCTAAATTAGTGGCGGACGCGAAAGTAGCCCACGCTAACCTTCTGAAAAAACAAACCAACTCAGAAAAATTACTTAAAGCTCCAGTCGGTACTCAAACAGCAGCTATAAACAATCAGTTACTTGCAGACCGCATTGAAGAAGCTCAAGTTCTCTTACAAGACCCTGAGTTTGAGGATGCCATGAGTTTACCAAGTTTGATGACAAAATCGTTTTCCAACCGCTTGGTTTCAGACAAAGCTACTAGACTTTATTCCGTACTGGAGTACATAAAGTCACAGGAAGTACTGAATATGACAGGTAAAGCCGGAAGTGCAGAAGAAACTGCTCGGTTTAGAGGCTTTACCCCTAATATTAGTGGCGACGGAGGACTTACCGCAGATACAAAGAGTAGTGCCCTCACAAAATTAACACAATACCAGCAAAACCTGAAGCAACACAACGGTATAATTGCGCGCGAGTATGGCTTTACAACTACAGGCGATCGTCCCCCAGAAGTTCCTCCAGCGATTTGGTGGAACTCCAGTCAAAAGGATAAAGATGACTACGTCCCTGCTCCGCCAGGTATATCTGCGGATGAAATGAAGCAGTGGGGGACGATGACTAATGCCGACAGAAAAAACGTTATAAACGGAGGAAATTAAAATCGATGCCATTTGATGCGGCCCAGAAAAAACGTATGGAAGCGTTGGCTAAACCACCGGGTATGCCTAGTGTTCCTCTTCAACAACGTGCCGCTCCTTCAAATTTCTCAGTAGGAGGAGGAACAGCAAATGCCGGGCTTACTTTTGGAACAGTGGCTCCACCACCAGAAAACACGCCGGAAGGTCGCAAAGAATTGCAGAAAGCCCTGTTGGCTAATCCACCGGGTATGCCTAGTGTTCCTCTGCCGCCGCAACGTGCCGCTCCTTCAAATTTCTCAGTATTAGAAGGAACAAAAAATGCCTTTAGGCAAGGGCTTACTCTTGGAACATTGGCTCCAATAAACGGCGCAATTGCGGCTGTTAAACCATTCAGTGGCTACGATTCTCCCGGCCCGAATACAGGCGGCAGCTTCATGGACAGAACCATGAGAGGTATGGCCGACAGATTCCTTAACAGCCGGAATGAATCATTAACACAAGAAGAACAGTTTACCGAAGAGCATCCCTATTTACAGGGTGCTGGAGAACTGGGTGGCAGTGTCGCACTCGGACTTCTTACTGACGGGGTATCGCTGGAAGCTCAAGAAGCCAAAGCTGCACTTCGTGAAGCGGCACGCCAAACTGCAACTAGAACAGCACTGGGGGCAGCACTTAGAGGAGGGTTGCAGGGAGCGGGATATGGGGCGTTATCTGGCGCAGGCCATTCCAAAGGAGTATCTTTTGGTGAAATTGGAGAAGATGCTTTAACCGGCAGCGTGCTGGGAGGCGTTACTGGAGCCGGTACTTCAGGGCTTATCCAGGGAGGGGGTAATTTATTGTCCAAGTTTAAAAACGCAAAGACAGTAAAACTTCCTGGTGAGATCACAAAAGAAGCAGAAGAAATGAGCGAATTCGGTCAAAAAACTTTTGGTGACAGTAAGAGCGCCAGTGACGCAATACTTTCAGGGTTGACCAAATCCGCTGAAGAAGAATTGACCAGAAAGCGAACAGCCCTTGCTCAAGCAATAACACCGCCGAGCTTGACAGATAGTGCTGAAAAACAAATATTTGATCGCGTTGTCAGATCGAAAAAAGCAGCTGATGCTCTGGTGCCTGAAGTTAAAGTTACAGATTATAAAGGGAATAAAGAAGATTATCATTTGTTAGATTCTCTTCTTCGAAAGAACAAGGAAACTTCGGACGAGAGCAAAAAGTTATACGACAAATTAAGCACAGAAGCTACAGGGCTTGGAAAAATAACTTTAGATAACTTCTCTGAGGTTTTGGCTGAACAAACCCCAGGAGCCGGAAGTTTTATCAATCCAAAAAACAAAAGCTTTTTGGAGTCAATTAAAAACAGGATATTTAATAAAGACACAGAGTTAGATAACGAATTTAGCTTTGCAGAATTATCTAAGGGTCTTTCGCACCTAAAAGAAATAATTCGTTCTAAATATAGTGCTGAACATGGGGCTATAGCCGATTCGGACACTCCGGTACTTATTAAATTAAAAGATGCTTTACAAAAAGATTATGACGGTTTTATTGGCAACAATAAGGCGCTAAGAGAAGCCGCGGATGTTGCAAGTAATCATTACAAGAATGAGAGAGTTCCGTTCTTGGAATCAGATGTGTCTGACGCATTCAAAGCTACGGACATAGATCAGATATTTGCAAAACTGACATCAAACAAAGGCGGAGACCAGGCAAGGCGAATATTTAGCTTACTTGATGATACTGGTAAGGCAGCGATGAAGTCCAAATTGCTTTCTGGCCTATTAAAAGACGCCTCTGACCCTCTAACTAACAAGATTGATATCAAAAAGCTAGGTACACAGCTAAAAAACAACGAAAATTTATTAGATGTTTTCTTTAAGGGAGACCCCGAAGGTCTGGCCGCATTCTCTAAAAGGGTCGTAGGTGAGGAGACTGCTGCGAAGACTGCTGCGGAGGCTTCTGCGGAGGCTGCGAAGACTGCGGAGAAAAATTTAGTTGCTGAGAAAAATTCAGCGATTGATAAAGCAACTGGCAGAGCAAAGATATTAACTAATGCTGCAAAAAAAAGACTCGAAAAAGACAACGAAGCATCACAAGCATTAACAAAAACAGCAGCAGAAGTACAAGAAACTTTGGATAGCAAAGTGAAAAAGGCAAAATTAATGGCCGCGCTTCTATCTGCTGTTGGCGGTGTGGGTGCGGGTCTTACAAGAGGAAACTTTAGTGGGGGTGTTGCTGGTGGGGGTGTTGCTGCTTATACTGCAAATCAAGCATTAGATTCCGATCTAGTTAAAAAGTTCCTTCTTTCAAAGTCCACCCAAAAGCCTATTGAAGGTGTGTTGCCAAAAGCATTGACACGGTATATTGGACAAGGGTCGGGAAAACAGGCAGACTACGTTAATGACTACGTTAATGACTTTTTAAATAGACAGAAAGGAAACAAATAATGCCTTATAACGGATCAGGAACCTTCTTAATCAACACGACCGGGCAACCGGTTGTTGGTGGCACAACTATTTCTGCCAGTACGTTTAACACGCTCACAGCGGATCTAGGCACGGGCCTGTCCACGGCAATTACGAAAGACGGGCAAACGGCTACGACTGCGAGGATTCTGTTTGCTCAAGGCATAAACTCGACTTTGACTACGGATGCGACCTCGAGCACTACGGGTTCGATCATCACCGATGGTGGCGTGGGAATAGCCAAGTCCGTATACATTGGTCAAAACGCAAATGTGGCCGGAACGCTGACGACTACAGGAGCCACTGGCACAGGCAACCTCACGGTGACGGGCACGCTGGCGGTTAGCGGAGCTACAACCTTGTCCTCACCGCTCACCTATGGTGGCATCACGCTGACAAACAACGTCACAGGCACCGGCAAGATGGTTCTGGATACGTCGCCGACCTTATTCACTCCTGCGCTTGGAACCCCTACTGCTTTAGTCGGAACCAACATCACGGGGACCGCAGCTGGGCTAACAGCAGGCACCGTGACTACCAACGCTAACCTGACGGGCATGGTCACGTCGGTTGGCAATGCTGCTACCGTGGTGACTAATGCTAACCTGACGGGCGGAGTTACGTCGGTTGGCAATGCTGCTACCGTGGTGACCAACGCTAACCTTACTGGCATGGTCACGTCGGTTGGCAATGCTACTACGGTTGTAACCAACGCTAACCTGACTGGCGGAGTCACAAGCGTAGGCAATGCTGCTACCGTTGTGACCAACGCTAACCTTACTGGCATGGTCACGTCGGTTGGCAATGCTACTACGGTTTTGACCAACGCTAATTTGACGGGCGGAGTCACGTCGGTTGGCAATGCTACTACGGTTGTGACCAACGCTAACCTGACGGGCGGAGTCACGTCGGTAGGCAACGCTGCTACCGTTGTGACTAACGCTAACCTGACGGGCATGGTCACGTCGGTAGGAAACGCTGCTGTACTGGGATCGTTCAGTTCAGCAAACTTGGCAACGGCATTAACCGACGAGACAGGCAGTGGTGCCGCAGTGTTTGGTACCGCTCCTACGCTTACTAATACGGTGCTCTCTGGCACGTTAAGCGCAGGCTCAACCGTTGGCACGAGCGGCCAGGTTCTCAGTTCTACTGGGACAGGGGTTCAATGGGTAGCGTCTGCCGGTGGCGGCACTGTCACCAGCGTGGCCCAGTCGTTCACGGGTGGCCTAATCTCAGTCTCTGGTAGCCCCATTACAAGCTCAGGCACCTTGGCTATGACAGTGGCTGGGACCAGCGGTGGGGTGCCTTACTTCAATTCGGCTAGCACTTGGGCTACGTCTGCGGCATTGACGGCAAGTGCCCTTGTAGTTGGAGGAGGAGCTGGGGCGGCTCCCACATCTGTAGCTTTGGGCACAAACGGCCAGTATTTAAGTTCTACTGGTTCTGGAGTGGCTTGGTCTACACTATCTATACCAGCGCCAGCAGCATCAAATATCTTTTTAGCAAATAATTTTGGAGGATTTTAGACATGGCTGTGACTTCTACCCCTATTTTCGCTCAGACTCCATACGTGAAGACTTTATCTATGGCTGCTCAGACGGCCTGCACCACCCGTGCCCCAACCGCGACGGCATCCACCACTGCGGCTAATATCATCGCATTTGTGCCAGCATCTACGAATGGATTACGGATTGATAGTATTCAGGTAAATGCTTGCGGCACAGGTATTAGTACAGCCAACGCAGCAAACGTCGTAGGAATCTGGGCAGACGATGCCACCAACGCATATCTGATTACTGAGATTCTGGTGACGGCGGTAACGCCAAGTACGACAGCCGCTGCATTTACAACTACGTACACATTCCCCATTCCACTCAATCTTCCTGCCGCTTTCACCTTAAAAGCATCGGTGGGAGTAACTACAACTGCTGGTGGCACGGCCTTGATGGTGACTGCGTTCGGAGGAGCTTACTGAGACATGCCTGGAGCATTTGACAATCGTGGTGTAGTCAATCAGGTAGTCATCAACTACGCCGAGTCTGTGGTTGCTAGTGGAACCGTTGTAGCAACGAAAACATTAGCCTTAAATAACGGAACTGTCCAAACGGCCACACTCACGGCATCTACGGCGTGCGTGTTTACGATGCCGGTGGCTAGGGCTGGTAAGAGTTTTATTCTACTCCTTAAACAAGCTGCCACAACTGGGAGCGGTACGGCTACTTTTACTAATGTTAGGTGGGGTTCTGCGGGTGCCCCGACCATCACGGCGGCAGCTGGCAAAATGGACATTTTAACATTTGTGGCTGATGGTACTAACTGGTACGGCAGCATCGCGCAGGGCTATACGCCATAATGTTTAGCGCATCATTCAAGCAGTTTTTGACGTTTGTCGCTTCCACCGTGGCTACGGGACAAGCCATTTTCGGCTTCGGTTATGTGGGAATTTATGTTGCGATTACGAATCTAGTATCAAATACTGGGGTAGTCTCGACAAATACGTATGGAGCCGGGGGGGTCCGAGCCTATCTAGCTGCTGCAGGTTATGGCACCGACAAGGCCATTTTCGGATACGGCGTCGATGGGGTATCTGTTGTTTCGATGACGAATCTAGTATCAAATACTGGGGTAGTCTCGACAGATACAACGGGAGTAGGTACGGCAAGGTCCGGTCTAGCTGCGGCAGGTTATGGAACCGATAAGGCCATTTTCGGCTACGGTTATGATGGGGTATCTTATGTTTCGATGACGAATCTAGTATCAAATACTGGGGTAGTCTCGACAGATACAACTGGAGTCGGGACGGCAAGAGGCTATCTAGCTGCGGCAGGTTATGGAACCGATAAGGCCATTTTCGGCTACGGCAACGCATTCGGGTATTATTCTCTTACGAATCTAGTATCAAATACTGGAGTAGTCGCTACAGATACAACGGGAGTAGGTACGGTAAGGTCCGGTCTAGCGGCGGCAGGTTATGGCACCGACAAGGCCATTTTCGGATACGGCGCCGATGCGACGTTTGATTATTCTCTTACGAATCTCGTATCAAATACTGGGGTAGTCTCGACAGATACAACGGGAGTAGGTACGGTAAGGTCCGGTCTAGCTGCGGCAGGTTATGGAACCGATAAGGCCATTTTCGGCTACGGCGGCGATTATTCTCTTACGAATCTGTATTCTCTTACGAATCTAGTATCAAATACTGGGGTAGTCGCTACAGATACAACGGGAGTAGGTCAGGCAAGGTCCGGTCTAGCGGCGGCAGGGTTTTAAGGAGAATATATGACACCAATGATGCCGGTGCTAACACCGGAGCAACTAGCCGAATACGAGATAGAGACGAGAGCCAATGCGCTGACTGCTCACCATCCCGCGTCGTGGCTGTGGAGCGAAGCCGACTTGACGTGGGCAGCTCCTACGCCTCCACCTAATGACGGCCTGCCGTACTTGTGGGACGAGCCTAGCGTTGCCTGGGTGCATTTCCCTGATTATCCCTATTGATCCGTTTATACTAGCAAGATGCCGCAAAAACTTAACACCGAATTCAACTATCGCTATCAAACTCTAGGCGATACGCCGTGGGCGAAGATCCAAAACCTCAAGGGCTTTCTCGAAGGTAGAGTTCGTGCCGTTGCGCTGGAAACAGTTACCCACCTCAAGCATGACGCAAAGGCGGCTGAACTCAAGCACCTCAAGGAAACCAAGGCTCCGCTGCATGAAATCCTGCTCAAACAAGCGGAGATGGTAGAAGCTGAATCGCACATGATCGTTGTGGATGAAGCCTACGAACTCAATCGGCAAGAAATCAAGATCCTGAACAAAGTACTGGCGGAGCTTTATGTGATTGCGGAACCTACGCGGATCGCGGGGTACAGCGATGAGGAGATGTTTGAAGCAAATGCCGCTGCCGAATTTACAGCCAACACGGTCAGAGAAATGCAATCGGAAATCGTGGCGAATGGGCGTCCGTTTCCTGCCACGGTATTGCACGCGATGAGTAATCCGCACACGCTAACAGTCGCTGTTAATTTAGGGTTATTCCCTGCCGATGTTGTTAAGCTAATGCTTGCCACACCTCCCGTGTTTTTTACTCCGAACGACAAACAAAGTATTCTTGATGTTGCGGATCTTAAATATCTGGAAACGGTAAAAGCGATGAACCAAGAACTCACTTTACCTTCTATGAATTAAAGTTAACCATGCGTCATAATGGCATTATGCAAAAAACACTTAGCCTTATCCTGCTGTTAGTTCCGGTTTCGGTTTTTGCCCAGAAACCCACAGCTGCTCCCGTGACGACTTGCAACGGGGATTATGCTCTCTGCGCGGCGTCTAACTGTAAAGTGGTACCAGGCAAGACTGTTATCATTACGACCAACGGCGTCATTACCACTTACCCTGCTACTGAATGCGTCTGTCCGATTCTAAAGGGCAAGGCATTGGCAAGCCCTGGTACGGGCAACATGCCGGCAGGGTTAGGCTGCGCTCCCCCTGTAATCAAGCCCGTTTCCACTCTTCCCGTGAAGGCCAGTAAAAAAAGCCAAACCGTGTGGTCCTTGTTCTCATCGAGAAACGACATTCCCCAAGCCCCTGACTGGAAGCGCAACACCCCGGCCAAGGTCCAGGTATGCCCGGCTCTGAAGAACGGGATGGCGAACTGCTATTCCATGGCCTGCTTGCGTACCGGCAAGGCAAGCACTGGAGTGGATCTTGCGACCTGCATTTGCCCTTTGAATGAAAACGTAAACGGCAAGCCGATTGATATTGCCACTACTCCTGTGGGGACAAAAAGCCCGGATTGCGATAATACGCCAGTGGGTGCCCCCGTACCAACTCCCTCAAATTAGGCACCATGGGAATAAGCGAAGAAGTATCTTCTCTAGACAAACGATTTTCCATCCATGAGCAAGTTTGCGCGGAGCGATGGCTGGAAACGCTGACCAGGATTAAGAGGATTGAGACAGTGATTATTGTTGCGGCTGGAGCCATAATCACGTTGATGACCAGCCTATTGTTCAAATGAGGTTTGGATAAATGAAATTCACGATGAACGCTTTTATTCAATCGCTAGGCTTGATCTTGCAGGGTCTGGCTTTTATTTCCCCCGCGCTGACAGGGAAGGGCAAGTTGGCCGCGGCTGTAGCAATTTCCGCAGCACAGGGACTTGTGTCCGTAGCCTCCCATTTCAGCAATCCCGACGGCACGCCAGCGGAAACTCCCTACAAGAAGTAAAAGTTTTTTGCTGGCAGCATCTACCGTACCCTCCACCTTGGAAATCAACGAATCGCAAGGAGCGCATTCTTGAGAGGCTCTTGGGCTTAAGTGATGCTGCCAGTTAATGGGGTGTCATGCGCCATCCGGCTTAGGGGACTTTAGCAACGCCACAACCATCTCCTTCAATTCCTTGTTGTATGCTTTCAGCGAGTCAATGCAGTTGTGCTGCACGGCAAAGCCTGCCTTGAGGCCGCAAATAGAGCAGATATCAGTATTTGAATCCGGCAACTAGTTGCTCCACCCAAATCATCATTGTCCATGCCGGTCTGTTCTCTGCTGCTCTTACCGCTAGCACCACCCCCCTGCTGGTGATACAGCAGGGGGGATGATGGTATTGCGTTTGATAAATCGACCCGTTGTTTGGTTTTACCATGGAATCTCAACGGTAATCAGCTCATCACTAACGTAGTCGTGGCCCAACTTGGACTTGTCCTCGCAGTTGGTAATATCATGACTGCTATGAATCGGCTGATTGATTGTGCGGTTAGGGTTAATGTTGTTCTTGTAGATGATATTACCTAACCCCGCTGACTGGACTGTGGCAAAGTTCTCCAGCAAGTTTGGTATATGCAAGTGCTTCGAGCAGGCGTTGCGTTGCTCGGCTAACGTGAGATCCTTACCATGCTCACGGCAGGACCAGCGTGCGTTCCCGTCGAGTTCCGGTGTAACGTGAACGCAGGTTCGACATGAAACCTGTGGAGCCGCTGTGCCGTGACACAATTCCACCATCGAGCACCACTTGCAAGGCATGGAGGTTCTTTCCACCCCCAGCGCAATAGCCGGAATTTCCGCAGAGATGATAGAGGTTGCCTTCTCAATTAGTCCGTCAAAGTATCGTTTATTGAACTCAATCCGCTCAGTGTAAATATCGTCGTTGTCCTTGTTGACGGCGATATACATAGCGCGGGTGAGAATCGCCCAGCCCATATAGAGCTGCATTTGAGCAAAGTGCATGGGCTTGGCAATCTCCACGCCTTTCTTAGCGATGTCAGCAAAGCTGCGCCCATTGGCAGTCTTGATTTCAAGGACATGCCAGGTTTTAGGTGCCTCGACCAGTCCGAGCGCGGCACCGTCCATACTGCCTCTAAAGTGCCCCCCGGTGGACTGGAAGGAAAACTGCTCCCCGTCTTCGTCCACGGCCTTTACCATGACGCCAGCCGCTTGCAGGTTTTCGATGATTCTCTTCTCCTGTAGTGTTCCTGTCTCGAACAAACGCAAGAGACGGCCTTCGTGCCTCTCAATGTGCGCCCAGCGGAACAGATACCAAAGATACCTCTGGCAATCATGCCCGATGACGGACGCCCCTAAGTGGGGGCGTCCTTCATTCTCGGCGCGATCTTCGTACATCTTGAAAATCGCGTTTCGTGTGGTGTTATCAGCCAATGGTAGCGTGGCCATGCTATTGCCACGCCAGTTTTTTGGTTGAAGTTCCGGTGGCTCGGATCGTCACGCCGGGACTAGACCGCTGAATGGCGGCATAGCCCTTGATGACATTATTTACAGTGCCAGTGGATGGGTTCAGACTGTCGTGGATTATGATAGACAGAGGCAGATTATGCAACTCTTCCGAGGCCCCCAAATGGGTTTTTCCGACAGCTTGGCAAATGGCCGAAAGATCGCGTGCTGCAATCTCCTCTGCCTTTTTGTTTGGGTTTTGAAGGTTTAGCCGTGACCAGATTTTCCTTCCGGTGAATGGGGCGGAAATCAGCTCAAACGTCAGTTCCAGGTAACTGCCGTTCCCGGCGTTGGTTTGCTTAACCGCGCTGCCGATAATCATGGCGTCATAGACCCCCTTGGGGATCGGATCATAGCTATTGGGTGTAGACGGAACAATCTTAGATGCGTCGAAATTTAGTATTGGCATTGGTTTCTTTCTTTGTTACGAGGATAGTGCGGTTGCAAATGACTCAAAGGTTAAAGGCATGGAGTCTGGCAGGCTGTAGCGGTTTTTCGCAATGAATGCGGGACGCTCACTGGTATACATGAGCCGTTCGCCAGTCGAAACCCCACGTTTCACTGACTGGTTGAACCCGATTTCTGACGATGTGACCACCGTTTTGTAGTTTGCAAACAAAACGACATCTGCCCATTCCATGACGATTGCGCTTGACCGTGCCTGAAGTTTAGGCTGGAAGCGATCATACGGCTCGACCTCAGGGCTGTCGAAGCGTTTAATTTCTGAGTGAGCCAGCAGGATGGTAAGCATCCCCTTGGTACGCAGTTTATTGAGTAAGTTCAGGATCGTTCGCCAGTAGTCTGCGGCGATAACCGCGCCTTTGCCGTATGCCAGATCCTTGGCGTCGAACTTTTTTTCAATATCTTTCCAGATCAGGGTATCTAACCAATCGAGGCTGTCGAGAACACACGTCTGGTAAGAGTGGTCTCCGTCCAATGTTTTGAGTGCTTCCAGTACAGCAGTTAAAGTTTCTGCCACCGGAAAGTGCGGCACGTCCAGCTGTCCGAGTCCGTCCTCTGTAAGGACAAACACGGGTTTGGGGGCCGAAGCACCGAAAGTCGTCTTTCCCAGGCCGTGAGGACCGTAAAGCATAATTCGGGGGGGGAGTATTTTTACTCCTGTTTCAATCGAGGTCAGGTCAATTGCCATTGTTTGTTGTTTCTCCTTGTGTCGTGTAACTTCCACCATCGTAGCTTACCAACATTTCTTGTAATTAGCAATAGGGGTTGACAGTTTATTTTCATCAATGTTATTCTCGGCCTATGAAGAAATCGATTGCGATAGCGTTTTACGGTGGCATGGGAAACGTGGCAAAGGCGTTGAACATCAGCAGGCAGGCCGTTGAGCAGTGGAACCAGTTGATACCGGAGGGATCTGCCTACAAATTGCAGGTTGTTTCCGGCGACAAGTTGCTTGTTGACCCGATGGAGTATAAGGTGGCGGTGGTTTCCGAAAGGCGTAGAAAAGCGAAGCCGTTGGCCGTGGCGGCGCGCTAGGTGTTGCTTTTAGAGTCTGCCTTAAAATACGCGGAGCTGGGTTTTGCAGTATTGCCCTTACATACCGTGATTGAGGGCGTGTGCTCGTGCTCGAACCAGGCGTGCCGCAGCGCAGGAAAGCACCCGCTCATACCGCACGGCCTGACCGATGCTTCGTCCGACGAGACGCTGATACGCGGCTGGTGGTCGAGATGGCCGCAGGCCAACATCGGACTAAAGATGGGCATCAACGGTATTGTGGCCATAGACGTAGACACGCGGCACAACGGCGATGAGACGTGGGCAGCGATCAAAGCGGCGAACGGAGTTATTCCTGAGACTACAACGCAAAAAACGGGCAACGGCTGGCATTACCTGTTTGCCGTAGGACCGGAGGTGCTTGCCGCGATCAAAGGCAAGTTAGGCGAGGGCATCGACATCAAGGCGAACGGCTATATTGTTGCAGAACCGAGCGTCCATCATACGGGGGCAGTTTATCGCTGGGAAGTGGGGCGGGATCTGCTCAGAGGATTCACGCCGGCAATTGCTCCCCGCTGGCTCGAAAGGCTAATGTGTGAGCCAATAGCGTTTCCAGTTTCTCAGTTGCCTCCGGCTTCGGGGAGCGGGTGGAAGGCAGCGATAACATTTCCCCGCCAGCTCGATGATGCGCGATTGGCTCTCAAAGTTTTGGACGCGGAAGATTATCACCAATGGATCGAAGCGGGAATGGCTTTGCACGCAACCGGTCTAGGCTCCCCTGCGTATGAGATTTGGTGCGAGTGGTCGCAGAGGTCCACCAAATTTGATGCCCAGCACCAAGCCGAGAGGTGGAACAGCTTTACGGTGAAACCGGGGGGCGTATCTATTGCTACCCTGTTTGCCAGGGCGCAACAGGTAGGCTGGGTGAACCCGATGAGTGGATCTTCCCCGTCTACGCCTCCAGTGATCGCTCATACTCCTGCATTTCGGGTTGAGCCGGGGAGTGAGTTTGCTGCCAACTTTCGCTCACCTGAGTATTCGGTGGACGGCATCCTGCTGCGTGGTTATCTACATGGTTTGACAGGACTTAGTAACGCAGGCAAAACTGCGATTGCGCTGGCGCTGGCTGTTTCGGTGGCAACCGGTACGCCTTTCGGTGGAAGGGCTGTCGAAAAGGGTCGAGTGCTTTTCATGGCTGGCGAGAATCCAGAGGATTTGCGCCTTAGAATCAAGGGGGTAGAGCAGTTCTACAATCTCCAGGGGCAATTGAACGACATCAGCGTTGCGTTCGCCAGATTTGAGTTGTTATCGAACATCGAAGCGTTGCGGTCATTGGCGCTGGAAATGGGCGGCTTTGATCTGGTGATCGTGGACTCGAGCGCGGCTTTTTTCTCTGGCACTGACGAAAACTCGAACCCGGAGATGGTGGCGCACTCGATGAAGCTGCGCTGCCTGACCGAACTGGCTGGCCGTCCGGCGGTGCTGGTGGTGTGTCACCCATCTAAGCATGCCTCCAGTGTCGAATCGTTGCTACCGAGAGGCGGCAGCGCGTTCCTGAACGAACTGGACGCCAATCTGACAGCACACAAGGAAGGCGAGGTGGTTAGTTTGCACTGGAACAAACTCAGAGGACCGGCGTTTGAGCCTGTGCAGATTAAGCTCGAAGTATTTGTGTTCGAGCATATCACCACCAATCTGGGGTCAAAAGTCACGAGCGTGGTGGCGGTCCCTGTCGATGCTGCCACCAGTGAGATGATGACAGCGAGGGCCGAGGAGGAAGAGAACAGGGTTTTGATGTTACTTGGCTCGATGCCGGGGATTACCGTGCGCGGCATCTGTGAGCAGGCTGGCTGGATAAACCGACGTGGGGAGCCAATGACGAGCAAAGTACATCGGTTGCTGGCGAGTCTTGAGGCGGACAAACTGATACGCAAATACCGCCGGAAATGGGTGGTAAAACGGAGCGCAAAGAAGCCCGAAGATGGAGCCAAAGATGAGTGATTTTTGTTCCACTCCATCTTTGGGCAAAAAGATTGGAACAAGATTGGCAAAGATCGAGAATGCGATTTGCCACTAAGCCGATTAGAATAATAGCTTTAAGCATACTTTTTCGTGGAACAAAATAGTAGAGTGTTACAGGCAGAGAGATGGGACTCTGTACCACTCAATGTTTACTTTAGTAAAAAAGAACGTGGAACAAGAAGGGCATATGGGGTCGCGAAGCGAGGCCCAGAGAGGGAGGGGGAATATGGATACTGAGCAGGTGGATTTGATGAGGTCGATGGTGATTGTGTTGCGGCAGGCGATTAGGCTGCGGGAACAACTGGACGTGACGAGAGAGCAGATGTCAGAGATGCAGAAATATAACAACGTGGCAGTGGAGAAGCTGATGTCGCAATTGCAAGCGAAGGAGCAAGGTTCAGGTGCGTAGGGCGCTGCTGGTGAGGCCGGAGGGCCGGTGGTCCCCTTGGGTACCGGGAAGGCTGATCGGTAGCGTAGAGGGTCGTCAGGGCTTCAAGGAAGGGGTATTGAATGAGGATTAGGGCGAGGGTTGATGTTAATCAGGGTAAGATCGTGAAAGCCCTGCGGAATTACGGAGCTACCGTGGCCATTACCTCCCAGCTGGGCGGCGGGTTCCCGGATATTGTAGTTGGGTACGCTTGCAGGAATTTCATGTTTGAGATCAAAGATCCCAAAAAACCCCTTTCGCAGCGCAAGCTTACGCCGGATGAACAGCGGTTTTCAGATGCCTGGGAGGGCCAATATGCTGTAGTTGAAACAGCCGAACAGGCGATCACGATATTGGCCGGGGAAGAGGTATGAAAAATATGTTGCGGCTCTTTGTTGGATACGACGCACGCGAAGCTATTGGATATCACGCATTCACCCAGTCTGTGATCGAACACGCTGCCGGCCCCGTCTCCATCACCGCATTGACAGGCGAGCAACGCGACGGTACAAACGCATTTACCTACGCCCGTTTCCTAGTGCCATATCTGTGCAACTTCGAGGGCATAGCCTGCTTCGTCGATGGCAGCGATATGCTCGCCCTCGATGACATCGGACGGCTGTTCGAGCTGTTCGACCCAGGCTACGCTGTCCAGGTTGTCAAGCACGACTACCAGACCAAAAACCCCCGGAAATACATTGGGACAGAAATGGAAAGCGAAAACCACGACTACCCGCGCAAAAATTGGTCGAGTTTGATACTGTTCGACTGCGGAGCCGAGGAGAACAGATGCCTGACGCCAGAATATATAGCGTCTAAACCTGGCTCTTTTCTCCACCGCTTCTCGTGGCTGCAGGATGATGACATCGGTGCATTGCCCCCGGAATGGAATTCTCTGATCGACGAGCTGGAGCCGGTCCCCAACACACCCGTCAAGATTGCCCATTTCACCCTTGGAATCCCCGCCATCGAGCACTATTCCAAATCCACACTGGCCAGCACCTGGAAAGCAACAAGCGCACGCGCAAATCGCAAGCCCGTGTAATCGAGCCACAAATTAACTCTATTGCGGAATTAGGAATCCAACGCCAGAAGTGTGGAGAAAGTGTGGAGAAAATGTGGAGAAAGTGCGGAGATCCGCCCGAAGATGACCAACGCGTCCGAAGATGCCCAACAAAATTACATGGGCATCTTCGGGGAAGTTGGGCACCTTCGGGAGGCGGAGGACGACCCCATCGTGGAGAAAGTGCGGAGACAATGTGGAGAAAGTGCGGAGATGTATTTTAAGTGCTCCCAACCTCGTATAACCGCCG